GGAATATCATTCAGTTCTTTAAAGAAGAATAAAATAAGCCAATACACTAAATCAATAATTGTAGCAGAACGAACATAACGAGTATTATGTTTTTCTAATACAATCTTTTGTATTTTACCGCCTCCTTCTCTAAACATAAACCAAAGTCCACCAACAAAGATAGCAGAAATAGCGATCATCATGTCTACAGGAATCTGCCGTGGTAAAAACACTGCAATATTAGCAATGTCATGAGATAGCCAAGTCCACCATAAGAAACCAGTAGTAATCCATTGACCAATTCTCCACCAACGTTTGTGTTCTTCTTTAACTGGTTTTGTTTCGTCTAAAATTTTGGTTACACCAATCCAAATGATATAAGCAGCTACAGCAGCAACGGCATATCCCATCATAGATTTCATTAACATTTTTTCTAATACAAAAGTAGAAGCAAAAGCTGATAATACTAAAAAAGAAGTACTAACAGGTACTCCAATACGCGTCAGCAGTAGTAAAAGTCCAGGGGCTAACGCGTGATACCACTGAATTTCTTGAAAAGGAATTTTATTGAGTCTACCGTAGGAAATATCTCCTCCATATGTGTACCAACCGTACCATAAAGCCCATAATAAAACAGACGAAGCGGCTAACCACATCGTCTTCCAATTAAATCTATCATTATTAGAGGCAATCCAAGTACCAAGTGTTTGTACTGAATCATTTGCGATCACAGAGTAAGCCGCAAATAAAAACCCAATACCCATCCAAAGAGTTAAAAGTTCCATTTTAATTTCTCCTTGTAAAAGTAAAAACAAGAGATCTATTGATCTCTTGCTTTATTATATTACACAAATGTTACAGTTTTGTGAAATTTAAATTAAAAATTTGGCTCTGGGAGATGGATTCGAACCACCACGCCTCGCGGCACACGAGAAACAATCGTGCGTGTCTACCAGTTTCACCACCCCAGAAAAATCTTTATTCTGCGGCAAGTGCCTTTTCTTCTAACTTATCAAGAGCTGCAATCATGCGAGTCATTCCAATGCCTCCACCAACTCGTGGAAAAAAGTCAAAACTTAAGAATTTTTCTAATTCAGCTTCTACTCGTTCTTTTGAGAATAGTTTATATAGTAGTTCGCTATATTCACCATTAGTAATAGTATGAAAAGTATCACGCATCTGATCTACATTAGTTGAGCGTTCTGCAGAACCAATAGTTTCCATACCACCAAGAATAACATCCATTTTTTTAGCACGAATTCCATCATCAAATCGTTTCATATTCCAAAAAGGAGAGGTCATTTCGGGAAACTCTGTTATAAAAGTACTTCCAAATTCATTATACATAGCTACTTCATGCTCTGCTTTCAGTTCAATATCAGAACTTAATCCAAAATGCTCTTGCCATTCTGCATATGTTTTTTCTGTTGGAGTAGCAAACCCCATATGTTCTACTAACTCTCGATTCATATTTTTAAGGTCTTCAAAAGTTCCTGGAAACTCGAATTCAAACATTGGAAAGATTATATCGTGTCTTCCTGGAATAGCATTTGGTTCTTGCCTATACGAAGTGGAGACACAAAAAAAGCCCTTTGAATCGGGCTGTGATAATAGTTCATGTTCTAACCACATTTGACCAGTTTGTGGAAGAGGCCAAACATTGCCTGCATAGTTATAAGTAGCAACATTGAATGGGTCTTCACAAGCTGCTAAAATTGATAATCGATTTTGAGTATGAACTTCTTCAAAACCTTTATCCATAAAAAAAGACCTTAAAAGGTCTACGGTACGAGTAAATTTTGTAGGAGAAATTAATTGAGTCATTTTTACGCCTTTCGTTTAAGAAAATGCGCAAGGAATAATCCTTGCGCACAAATTAATAGATTATATAATTTGAATAACCAAAAGGCAAACTAAAATTAGTAAGACTGTGCTAATCGCCAGTTCAAATATTCCAAACTTTCAATTGGCTCATATTTTGCTGGTTCTTTAGTAAGATTATTAACAATAGTTCCAGGCTCTGGATCAACAAAGTGAGGCATTGAAAATCTTGGAAGATGAATATGAGAATTTACTACACGATGTTTAGTAGATTTAAAATAGTCATTAGTCCATCTCTGAAGTAGATCACCAATATTAACTACGACACTATCCTTTTCGTAAGGTACGGGATGCCAGACACCTCCTAAATCCTGTACTTCTAAACCAGGCACATCATTGAGTTGCCACAATAAAGTGATAGTGCCGTAGTCACTGTGTTCACCAATTCGCATTTGTTTGTTTTCTAAAGAACCTTCATATGCGGGATAGTGAATAATTCGAGTAGTATTATAAGGACGTTGATGAGTTCGTTCTAAAATTCCGTCAGTTCCCAAAATAGAATCAAAAAGCCGTAAAATACGAATAGTGAGAGCATCAGCTACACGAATTGAGTTTAAAGCAGTTACTTTAAAAAAAGGAATTTGTGTAGGCCAAAGAGAGTCTTTCATTCTAGTGTTATTATAGTTAAAAGATTCTTTTATATCTTTAGGAGCTGTTGGATCAACATTCTCATCACCAACCATTGAGTATCCTAAATTTGTTTCAGGTTCGTATGCATATAGTTTTTTAGTTTCAGCAGATAGTTCAAAAAATTCTTTGCATTTATCAAACCAATGATTCATAGTCATTTGATGAGCTTCTGATATTGCATTTGTAAAAACAGCAAAGCCCACAGTTGTGTAGGCTTTGCGAATTTCTTCCAGTACATTATCTTTTTTAAAGTCAATTACTGGAATCATTAATCAACTTCCTGGTACTTTTGCATCAATACCTTCAACATAATACATCATTGTATTAAGATGCATATCATCAGCAATTTCACCTGCTTTAAGTTGAAGAGTTCCTGTATTATCATATAGAGGACCCGTAAAAGCAAAATACTCACCATTAGAAATAGCATCTTTTACTTCTTGAGCTTTTGCAGCTACATCTGCTGGCATATTAGTAAAGTCAGCCATACCAACAGCACCTTCATTCATATGACCAAAGTAGTCTTCTACTTGCCAGTTTCCATCGATTACTTGTTGTACCTTTTTAATGTAGTAGGGACCCCAGTTATCAATAGTAGCAGTTAGCTGTGCTTTTGGTGCAAACTTAATTTGATCTGATGCTTGTCCGAAACCGAGCACACCAGCTTTTTGAGCAGCTTGAAGTGGAGCAGGAGAGTCTGTATGTTGGGCAACCATATCACAACCATCTGCAATCATAACTTCTGCAGCTTGTGATTCTTTGCCTGGATCGTACCAAGTATTAACCCAAACAATATCAATATCTACATCAGGATTAACTGATTTTGCTCCAAGATAATATGTATTAATTTCACGAATCACTTCTGGAATTGGAAAAGCGGCGACATAACAAATTTTGTTTGTTTTAGTCATCAGTCCTGCAATCACACCTTGCACGTGACGAGCTTGATAAAGTCTCAAACCATAGGTTGACATATTATCATGACGTTTAAAACCAGTAGCATGTTCAAAATACACATCTGGATTTTCTTTTGCTACTCGAAGTGTTGGATCCATAAACCCAAATGAAGTGGTAAAAACAATATCAGCACCTTCTTGAATCATCATACGAATAGCACGTTCAGTATCAGGTCCTTCGGAAACTGACTCAAGATAAATAGTCTCAACCGCATCGCCAAAATGTTCTTCAACTTGTTGACGACCGATATCGTGACGATAGGTCCAACCGTGATCCCCAATCGGACCAACATAGATAAATCCTACTTTTACAGGTTCAGCTGCAAAAGCAGAAAAAGATGCAAGTGCAAAAGCACTCGCAATTAGTAGTTTTTTTAGCATTTATTCCTCCTAAGCTAAAGCTCTTATACGTTGTACAAGCCTGTCGGCTCGTTTAGTTACTTGTCGATACCAACGAGAATCGATCATTTCATCAGCAGCACGATTCCAATCACGAGCATCAACTCCTGCTTTCATGCCTTTGAATTTTGAGAGACGAGGACGTCCCATATTAAACATCATATTAGCAATTACTCTTTGAGCTTCTTCTGGCAAATCTTCAAACTCTGAGTAAAGCTTGTTGCAGTCTGACAAGACTGTTTGGATATCTTGTTCGAAGGCCTCATTGCATCGAGACTCATCGACTGGCGTTCCAACTGGTAATCCATGTTCTGGATCGCTCTCAAGCACAAGATGCCCAATACCAAAAGTTGGGAGGCCAAGATGATCCAAATAAATTTCGTGAACCACTCCTTCATCATAAGCGATTTCCTCTCTTAGTTTTTCTAAATCCATTAGTTATATCCTTTCTTTTCGTGTAAATTTTTCATATAATAGTCTTCACGATCTTCATCCATTTCTTTTACTTGTTTAGTCATAGTTTTCATATGTTGTTTATCTAATACTGTAACTTTTTGAGTCCAGTTATCTCTTTTTACAGGAATAATTTGGCACATAGGAGTACCTGCAGGAATTACAACAGGAGGACCTCCAGTTTCTAATTCTGTGTGTAAAAAAGGGATATTAACAACATTATGATAGACATCAGAATCTACTAAACCTGTTAAAGGAATAATAGGAGATTCTAATTTGTTGATACAGGGTAAATACAAGACTGAGTAGTCTTTAGGAGTTTCAATAACCCAAGGATTCATATATTTAAGAATAGTCATATTTTCAAAAGCTGAACCCTTAACTTGTGTAGATGGGTGGGTCTCAATTGGTTTCCAAAGTTCCATTAACTCTTGATGTTGTTTATCAATATAAGGAAGATGAATTGTTCCATCTTCCATTTTTTGAACAACTACGTCCATATGCATTAATAAGGTATAACCAGCTGTCATAGCGTCTAAAAAAGGCATACAACGCTTTACCGATGAAATCTCGCCTAATCTTTTATCTTCAACTTTTGGGTGTAAATTTTTAAACCAAGAAGGAACTACTTTTTTAGAAGCAACTGGTGGAAGTATGATTTGATCTGGTAAGGGTTTTACCAAGTGAAATTTTATGGTTTTATTTGTTGGCATAGTTTAAGTGTTTGGGTTAATAAAAGAAGTTGGGATGTCCCGTTCGGACTGAGTTGTTCCGCAATCACAAGTTTCGCATACATCATTTACACAGTCGGGACATTCACCACCCCAGCAATGACAGCTATGACCACATTTATTGCAAGTTTTTTCTGACGTATTCATTCAATACCTCGCTTATGTAAAGTACAATTTTCTTTGGGTTTAGACTCCATTTCGAGAGCCCAATCTAATTCTTGAATTAAACGCTTATACCACATTTTATCGTATGTATCAGAAGCTAATTGTAAATCATTTTTAAGTAGAGTGATTCTGGATTCGATATAACGTGTGATAGATGAACCGCCGCGTCTCATTCATAGAACCTAATTGTTCTGGTACGTCCAGCAGAAGTGAAAGTAATTGTAGAGTGTGAATAAACCTGATCAGTTACATTTTGATAACGTGTAATATCTTTACACTGTTCTTCTCTACGGTATCCTGTTACAACTTGTTTATTCTTGCCTGCCTCATTAGCAATAATTGTGCCTACAACAGCTCCTGCAGCTCCACCATTCTTTTCGCCTGGAATATTATTCCCAATTGCTCCACCGATTAGAGCACCAAACAGTAAATCAGTAGTTGAAGCTCCTTGATTTGATTGTCCATAGATAGGAACATCTATAAGCTCACAAGTAGTTTCGGTAAAAGGAACTTGTTTTGTTACGGTTTTAAAGTGGTCTTGTATAGTTGCTGTAGTAGTTTCTGCATAAACATAAGGTAAAGCAGCAAAATAAAAAGCTGCTATAAATAAAAGTCCTAAAATTCTAAAAGTTCTGTTACTCATCACAATAGTCCTAAAGCGTATGCAACGCTTATCTCGATAGTTAATAGTGTACCTAATCCAAGCACGGTAATGACAAGTGCTGCGGGTAAAAACGCAAAGTCTTTCCAAGTTCTTTTACGAGAACAACAACTACTCATGTTCTGCGTTTTATTCCTCTGGTGAGTTTTTGACCTTTTGGAGGCGATTTTTTAGATCCACCAGGTCCTGCCCAATACACTTTGTCAGCCCAATAAGCTGCTGACATTTTTCCTTTGGCGATGTTTTTTGCATGACGGGCTTTAAAACTTCTTCTCGCTTCTGGAGAATAGTTGTGCCCCATTGACGCATCTCCGAAGTGTATAAGTCGAACTTTTTCACCTTCTTTTGCCAACACCATGCCTTTTTTCTCTGGTCGGTCTGACCTTCTTGGTTTGTTGAATCCATCAAATTTCTTTCCGCGATATTCAATTTTTCCGCTTGGTAATCTATTCACTCCTGGAATTTTTGCCATTTTTATATCTCTCTTTTATCTCACAAACTATCTGCCATTGACGATGAGTTAGTTGGGGAAATTTATTCTGTGCCTGAATACAACCTAATATAAAAGATTTTTCAGCATCTGTCAAAGAGTGATTATCAAAAAAATCCTTTAATGGTTTTTTAATACGACGTGTCATTTAAAAGTCTATATCTTTACCTTTATGTTCCCAAGTATCGTATCTCGTAGGATCTTTATGCGGTTTTTCTTCAGGAATTTCGTAGATAAAAGGATCAAGTTCCATGAGTTCTTTTTTACGTTTTTGAAACTCTCTCTCAAATTGCCAGTCTTTATACTTGTTGATTAACCAATTGATCATATTGTTGTCTCCTGTTTTTTAAAAGAGGTAAAAATGGAACTGCGTCTTGTTCAAAAATTATGGGATCGTCACCGTCAATAGTCATTATAATTGCAATATCTCTTATACCAGTTCCATACATCTCATTATGAGCTACAGCATATGCACATCCTTGAATATAATAGTCTGTAATTTGTTTAGAAGATTTTTTCTTTTTTGAGGTTTTAAAATCAATAATTGTAGGTTTGCCTTTCCAAACTCCAACCATGTCACAACGTCCAGCATATTGATATTTGTTAGACCAAAGTACTTGTTCTTGTCCCCAAATCTCTTCAATACCTCGTTCTGTAGCACGAATTAAATCGCGGCTCATTTGTCTAACATCCAACTTCTGTAACGAGATTTCTTCCCAGATGTTTTCTCCGTTGAAGTGTCTTTCAGCAAACTCATGAACCAACGTCCCACGGTCTGTAGCTTCTTTAGAAACACGGCGAGCCTCCTCCTCTCCAACCTTATCAATCCATCGTTGTAACCATGTATTGTCTGAGGTTTTTCCTAAAACTGTTGTAATAGATGGGTATGATCCATCAGGTGTGTGATAAGTTCTGCCTGTAGGAAGAGTATCAGTGTCTACCTCAGTTGTGTAATTGAACTTCTCTTTTAAAATCTTCCACTGTGTTGACAATGGGTTTTCCTTTCGTATTTAAGCTGGTATTTATAAGAATGGGATACCCATATTGTCGAGTTTTTTCCAGCACTTTCCAAAGATAAGGATTTGAGGATCCTGTAACAGTTTGAAGTCTGGCAGTCATGTCATGAGTGGTAAAATTACCATCAACAATGTTAGAAACAAACAACATATAAGGACAGTGTTGATGCACTTCAAAAAACTTATCTGCTTCTTCAACTTGGCATATAGGCGCATACGGCCTCCACGAATCATCATGTCGCTCCTTTATAATATCAAGTTTTTTAATATTATCAGGAGTTGGTGCGCAGAGCAATGATCGATTTCCAAGAGCACGAGGACCAAACTCAGCACGTCCTTGTATTACAGGTACAATCTCTCCACGTATAAGTCGGTCTGCACAATCATCTGCTAAAATATTGTTAGTAGACTGAACACCAAGATAGGGAGTTTCCCACAAAGGTCGTTCAATTAACGCAGCTGCACCAATAGCACATCCTGCATCTCCAGCTGCTGGTTGAATTGCAATTTTATCCCAAGGAGTAAGAGTTAAAAGTTTAGTATTTGCTACACAATTAAGGGCAACTCCTCCTGCATAAGCTAAATTTGTCATGCCTGTTTCTTGCTGAATCCAGTAACTTAAAGTTAAAAGAGTTTTTTCAAGAACACTTTGAACAGAAGCTGCGATATCCCAATCTAATTTACCAAATCCTACACCGCGCTCTAAATCTTGAAGCACTGTGTAGTCACCTTTGAGAGATTGCCAGTTTAAAACATGCTTATGAATCCAACCTTCCCACTTAGGCTCTCCATAAGCAGCTGCACTCATTACTTTACACTCGTCTGAAAGTGGTTGAAAACCTAAAAGACGGGTAGCCGCTGAATAAAATAAACCAAGAGAATTAGGATAACGAAAACGTTTTAACCACTCTATTTGACCGTCACGATAAACTCCGAGCGATGTTGAATAACGATTACCTACAGTATCAACCACCATAACAGCACACTCGGTCCAGTTAGTAGTGCAAATAGAACTCATAGCATGAGCTTCGTGATGATCTACGAGTATAGGACGTGCTGATGTATATTGTTTTATTTCAGACTTAAACTGTGCATAAGTTGTTTCTTCATAGAAAGAGACAAAATCCCAATCATCCCAAGCATCTCTAAGCCAGCGAACTGTATTAGACGGAAATCTTTTATCAAACTTTTCACGAGAAAAACGCTCTTCATGAGAAGCTCCTTTAATATGTCCATCTATTAAAGAAGCAGCAGCGCTGTCATGATGATAAGAGCTCACTCCTAAAATCTTCATTAAAATACCTTTTTAACAAATTGTTATATCTTGATGTGTTAAATCCATTATAACCTACAGTACTTAAAAAGTCAACAAAAGTCCATCTTTTGTTATCAACGGTGGGCTGTATTCTGTGAACCATAAAACAAGGAAAAGTAACAGTTTTTCCTGGACTGGGATAAATAGTTGCAATAGTCTCTGAAGGTTCTGGATAGTCAAAATCAGCACCTAACTGACCTGTAGGATTCCAGTTTCCGATCTCAAGAGGTTTTCCTTCAGTTAAGTAGATAATACGTGTCCAAAATCTTCCGCCACGAGGATTTGATAATTGCCTACCTTCAAAAGAAAAAGAGTCAGAGTGCCAATCATAAACATCTCCTTGCTCAAGTAAAACAGCAGTTTTTCCATTTAAATTACAAATTATTCTGTTTTGATGATTAGGATCAGAGAAAGAATTAGCCTCTATATGTTTCAATAGAGGCTGGATATTCTTTTTGACCAGTTCGTTAGTATAAGTTTGTATACAATCTTGCCAGTCTTCGTGGATAAAATCACGAACAGGCATCAACCCACTCTTTAATTTCTTCCCATTTTTGTTCTTCTTCTTCAAGATTTTGTTTACGAATAATAGTAGCTACTTTTGTGATCGTTGTCACAGGCAGTCCATACTCATTTTTAATATCTTTTTTTAGTTCTGCAATAGATTCACGAATTGAGTCAGCTTGAATCATCAAATCTACAATGCGGTTAATTTCTTTACGAATTTCTTCTTGAAGTGCTTTTTCCATTTAGTCCTCTATGATACGTTGGTGTTAGCGGTGATAATTTGAAAAGTTTCTCTTACTTTAGCAGGTTTGCGGCGTACAAGACGTTGATCTTGAAGCTGTTTCATGGCTACATTGAATAGGGACAACGATGTGTCCGAGCTTGAAGTGATGTCGCTCTCCGAGCGATGGATGAGTATTTTTTGATGAATGAGATTGAGTGCTGTGACCAAGTTGGCAGAACCGATAGCGCGTGACCCAGCAAAGTCGCCTTCGCGACGTGGTGACACAAGTTCCCATTGTTCATTTTCCCAAACAGATCCATCATCTTCATCAAATACTTCTACAGGCATTCCACCTATAATTCTGAATACTAGTTCAGCAGCTTCATCAGGAGTCATCGAATCCAATCATCCTTCCAAGGATCAGCGTAGAACCACGCCAGAGCCGTAGACACACGCTTCGCGTGTAACTTAACATCCTGGCTCATAGCGTCAACAAACTCACGTTTGAACCTGAGCCAAGGATTGTTTTCGTTTTTGACAGGCTTGATCGAACGTACATCACGTTGGTTCCAATGATCACAACGTTGTGCATAAGCTGGCTGCGAGTTAAGTGAACGTTCAGTTTCGTCTAACTTTCCCTGAAGTAGTGTGTATAGCTCTTGAAAAGCGGAGCTTTTCTCTTCATCACTTATAGCAGCAACGCAGATGCGACGGCTGTTACGAACTAAATCACGATATGCGTTGCGCGATGTCAACTTAAAAAACATTTTTTACCTCTTATTAATAGCAAAGATTGTGCCGAATGGCAACATTAAATTTTAAATAAATCTTGAATTGATTTGGCAGTATGTGCTGTATTCACTTCGCCAAAGGTTTTAATGCGTTGTGGAGGCATTACCACTTTTCCACGTCGCCAAAACTCACGAGCCTCATACCAGTGCATTCGTTCGTATGACCGCCACAGAGCATTAATGCGTTCAGCAGCTTCATCAAACTCGTCAAATAGCGGGTTTTCCAAAGATATGCGATTTTTGGCTTCGTCCATCCACTCAACTGCACACCAAGGTGAGTATCGAGCGACATTGATAGACTCGCGAAGAGTTCGTTTTACTGACCAAACAGAGTATCCGCCTGGTGAAAATTTGGGAGTTGATCTAACCATTGATTGCCTTCTCATGTAAGTGATTAAAGTGATCTACAATATCAACAATGAAGCGAGCAGCAAAGAATTCACCATGTGATTCTACAAGCTGTTCATACTCGCGTATTGTATCAGGTGAGTGTTGTGTTAAAAAGAGTTTTGCCTCTTGAAGGGTGGGACGTTTGTGCATAGTCGTTCCTTATTATAGTTGAAAGGTTGCAAGACATTATTTTCTTGACTTATAAATACATTATATATAAAATAATCACATGTATGCAACAGAAAAATATGTTCGTATGGAAGTAAAAGACGTTCATGGGCAAATTCATGAGCTGGCTAATGATCTTGGTGGCGATATCAGATTTTTGCACCAAGAGCTTACTGAACTGAGAAACGAACTCAAACAAATAGTAACTGAATTACAAGCTATAAAGGATCATCTCAATGCCGAGCTATAAAGTTGTATTATTTTCTGATTCCTTAACTCAACAATATATGAGTGAGCAGGAACAGGCAATAAATATTTCAATTCCCGAAGTAACCACAGAACAAGCTACTCATGAAGATGCTCGTCTTGCTCTCTATTCTAAAACCCCCACCCGCATGCCTTGCCTAATGATTTTTAAAGATGGTGCACGAATGCAAACTAAACACGCAAAACGTGATCACAATCAAGTTGTAACCTGGATTAAAACAATTGTTGGCGTGTAGTGCCAAAAGCTATATCTTTTATTCCCCATAAAAAACGTATTGAAACACATAAAGTAGATTATCTGCGAGCAATTTCAGATCACATGGATCATCCATGGCAGGCTGAAGATGGTCGAGAGTTAGCTCCTGTTCAACAACAACTTGTTAAAAAAGTAATGCCTTACACAAACATTCCTTACTGGTGTTGGACAGATTGCTGTACAGATGCTTTGCAAATTTGTATTCAAAGTCTAACAAAATTAGGAGATCGTATAATTGTTCCAGCCTATGGTTGGAGAGCTTTTGCTAATGCTCCGACTATTATGGGTCGTGAAACAGATTTTTGTGATATAGATGAAACAGGTAATATAGATTTAAACGAATTAGAAACAATGATTCGTAAAGAAGCTCCAGCAGCTATTATTGTAGTTCATAATTTTGGTACAATAGTAGATGTATCTAAAATTTCTTCGATTTGTGACCACTACGGTGTACGAATTATAGAAGACGCAGCTCCTGCTTTTGTTATGGGAGAGCCTTACTCTTACTTACCAGGAACTGCATCAGATGCTGTATGCTACTCTTTTGATTTTACAAAATTTCCTGGAACACTTGGGTCAGGAGGCGCAATTGCTACTCGTTTTCCTGAATTGCATGAACAGTTCTTTGAACTTCAAGCACACGGCACTAATAAGAATCGAGAAGTTGTACAAATTGGTACAAAGAGTTTTATGGACGTTACTTCTTGTGCAGTTCTTTTGCGAGAGATAGAACTTTTTGAACAAAATCAGTATCGAGAGCGTCGAAGACAGGTTGCTACTTGGTATAATGATAATCTTCCCTATAAATCTATACCAGGAGAAAATTATATTTGGGAACGATTCTCAATGTTTGTTCCTTCAAAAGAGGTTGTGGGTGTTTTGGAACGTCTTCAAGAGGTTAAGTGTTTAGCGCGAACAATGTTTAAACAACCAGTTAATTCTTTTCCTTTCTACAAAAATCGTAAACATCTTCCAAAAGTGTCGCACTTTGTCGATAACTTGGTTCATTTACCCTCGCACCATTTTTTAACAGATGAAGAACTCGAAAGAATTGCTAATGCAGTATCCTAAAGATGTGGATGTTTTAAATATAATAACTAATTTAAAATGTAATTTAGGGTGCGAAAGTTGTAATTCTTACTCTAATCTTGCAAAAATTAAGGGCACTGATTTGCTTGAGAGTAATCTAATAGAAGATGTAACCTATTGGAAACAATATGTAAATCCTATAAGACTTCAGCTTTTGGGGGGAGAACCTCTTTTAATAAAAAACTTAGATAAAATTATAACACACTGTAGAGATGCTTTTCCAAAAACAGATCTCAGATTATTTACAAACGGACTATTACTGAATAAACATAAGTATTTATTAAAAACTCTAAAAGATACTAACTGTATTTTAGTGATTAGTGTTCATTCTGTTGAAAAAAAGTATAAAGACTTACTAATGGCAGCTATACTTAATTTTTTAGGAAATGAAGCTATTTCAGGAACTGAGAAGTCTATTGTGTCTTTTGCAAAAGTGTATGAAACTCAAGGTGTTAAAATAGAATTACGTAATATGGTAACAAACTGGAACAGATTGTACACAAAAGATTTTAAACCTTATCATTCTGATCCAACAGAGGCTCACACTATATGTAGGTGGGATCACTGTACTCAGCTTTACAAAGGAAAATTATACAAATGTCCACAAGCTGCATTTTTATCAGATTTTATTGAAACACTGGATGATGCAGCAGAATGGCTACCTTATAGAGATAACTATATTAAATTATCAAAAGAAGCTTCAGAAGAAGCACGCTCTCAATGGTTTGATACCTACAGAAACCCTGAAGATATTTGTGGGATGTGTCCATCAAAGCCTGAAATCATAAAAAATAAAAATGTTTGGAAACGAAATAAAAAATAAACTTATATCGTGCTATATGCTTGACGTTCATATAGCAAATCGCTGCAACTTAAACTGTGACGGTTGTAATCATTGGTCAAACTACGGTTTTCAAGAAATATTCTCAAGAAAAACGCTGTACGACTGGGCAAAACCATGGTCAAAGATAGTAAAGCCTGAAAGAGTAAATCTTTTAGGAGGAGAGCCTCTTTTAAATAAAGAGTGTTCTAAAATAATGGAAGATTATAGATTATTGTTTCCTGATTCTACTATAAAACTATTTACAAACGGCTTTACTCTTTCAAAACAAGGTTGGTTACAAGATGCCCTACGAAAAAATAACTGTGTGTTAGTAATCACGCTTCACTCAAGTGAAAAAAGTTATTTAAAAAAATTCAAAAATGAGTTACAATATCTAAACAGCTGGGGGAACTCAACTGTAAAGATGAAAACTTGGTTTAGAACTGTTTTTGACTACGATGGTCTTGAAGTAGAAATAAGAGATATGCGCGGTCATTGGTATAAAACTTATACTGGAAATGGTTATACAGCTAAACCCTATAAGGATGAAAAGCCACGAGAAAGTTGGGAAAATTGTGTATCAAAACATAGCGTTCAACTGTACCATGGCAAGCTTCACAAATGTGGAGCTATTACTTATTTAAATGACTTTTTATCAAAATACAATCTTTTAGAAGATCCAGACTGGAAGCCTTATTCAAAATATAAAGGTATTTCACCAACTGATTCTAAAACGAAGATTGAACAATTTTTTAAAAATGAAGATGAATGGATATGCGGAATGTGCCCTTCAAATCCAGATAAAAAACAATCTAAAGAAGTTTTTAAAAGATATGAATATTAGAGCTAATATAATTAGCACACATTTAACCAAAGAGGAAGAATTATTTTGTATGCAGTACTTTTCAGGAAATTTGAATTATGTCTGCTTCATCATCTGAAATGCGAATGAAGATATATGTAAAGAATAATGATGTAGGCAAAGCCTTACGCATCATGAAAAAGAAGATGTTAGCTGAAGGACTTGGGAAAGAACTTCGCGATAGACGTTTTTTTCGTTCAAAAGGTGAAGAACGCAGATTAGCTGAAAAAGCTGGTCGGAAGCGTTGGGAAAAGAAACGTGCTCAATTAGAACAAAAATTCATACGCGATGAACGTAACGCAGTTCGTAACAACCGAAAGAAAAAGAATGTTCAAAGACCTAACCAAAATTCAAATCAATCCAGAAACTCATCACGTTCACCTCGCAGTCAGAATCAGCGATAATCATGTTCACAACTTAGTTTTTTCTCTTGATACTTTTACTCATATCATGAGTAAGGATACTCAAAAGTGGTATGGACAAATACATGGCAGATATTGGGAGTTGCAAAAGCTTTCAAACCGTGTTAAACTCTTTTCAGAATCATATGAATTTCATTATAGATTTACCTCTGATGAGTGGGAAACAATTAAAGCGCAGTATGTAAGCGCTTTACGTAAAATGAACCTTGCATAATGGTAGGTATAACTAATATAATCTCTTTATAACTAATGGAGATTTATATGAAAGCATTTAAAGGCACTTTTAAGAAAAAGAACGGTGAGTCTCGTCAAATGACTTTTGCGCGTTTAGCAGATTTACCAGATCAGTTTTTAGAGACTCGTGTTAGTGGAGCTGGTTCTGAACAACACTATCCAGATGGAATGGAGCTTGTTTGGGATTTAGAAGCAGACTCTTTCAGAATCTTTAACTGGAATACAGTAGAAGATTTACCGAAGGAGTTAACCATTGACGAAAGTCTCTTTACATAAAGACTATATATTAGTAGAAACTGATACAATCAATTTAGCAGACTTAAGAAATGTAAAATTTAGAATGTACTATGTAGTAGAAATACATGATGTAGACTCAGAAGAAATTGGTTGTATCATGGAAGAAGTAGATGGTGTGATACAACCAGTTAAATACGATACTTTTTCTAAAGCAAAAGTACAAGCTGCATTAGTTGCAAAAGACTTACCTAAAGGTAAATATGTTCATATTGAGAGCATGAATGACAGTACAGATTCATGAAAACATTGTTTCAAATAATGAGATTAAAGCACTTTTAAAATGGATGTCTTTTAAAGATGATTATATTATACCCAGAAAAGAGCTTTGGTTAAAAACAGGATTTAATTGGCATGAAGATAATTGGCCTAAAGATTGGTTGATTAATACTCTTAAAAAAGTGAATGTTGACTCATATCCTAAATCAATATTTTTTTCAGTGTTAAACTATAATTTAGACATTCATACAGATACTGAGTTTGGAAAACGACACGATAAGCATATAGTTATACCTTTAGAAATACAAAATAAAGCTTCTACTATTATTTTTAATAATAAATGGTATAAAGAAAGTTTCAAACTTAACAAAGAAAATAAACATCTAGTTCAAAACATTAATAATAAGCCATTTGATCTTGAAATCTATAATAAATATCTGTCTCATTTTGAGTATGATTTATTAGAAGGGTTAAGTGTAAAACACGTTTTTAATTGGGAAATTGGTTCTATCTGCGTTTTTGATAGTCAGTATCTCCATACAAACGGCACTTTACACGGAAGAAAAAAAGCCATAAATATATGGACAATAACATAGAAAAAATTATGTGCTACTTACAAAAATGGTTTGAACGCTGGTTTATCAGAATTTTTAAAATCAAGGTTAAAGAACAACCTGATTACTTAGGATACAGAGCTTCGAAGAAGCGAACCAAAAGGTAGACTGGACACGGGGGCAGTGCCCGTCAGCTCCACCATAAACACATTGGAATATCATTGAAGGCAACAAAAAAAAGAACTTTAGTCAAAGCACTTATATACAGATGTTGGGTTATACTTTCAACTTATATTATGTTATTGATTACTGGACAAGATTATACAACAGCAATATTACCTGTTATCATTATAAATCTTGTTTGGACTACAAGTTATTACTTGTATGATAGACTTTGGTTGCGAATCAAATGGGGTCTTCAAGACTAGTGTGCTTATGATGGGGCTGAACCAGGATCGACAGGTGCTGATTAGGCGAGTGGAGAAGCAGGTGCGCAAGCGACCTCAACCGCAAGACTTAAATAATTGCAAACGATAACTTTGTAATCGAGGACATCCGCCTAGCGGCATAGTCTCATGGGGTATGGTTCCACCTAGCAACAGAACGGGCCACCAACTATATGAGGGAATCATGTCTAATATCTACATTCTTGGCAACGGTGGCTTTGCACAAGAAGTCTTCGAACAAATCATTTTAGGACACGCAGTTAAAGAAACTTTTGGAGGCTTCATCATTCTTAAAAATGATGAGGCTATTCTTATAGGTGAAGAAGGTTCTACAAAGTTTGACTATCCTGTATCAGCTCGTTTCATTTTAGCTACTGGCAATAAACAGTGGCGTAGAAACTTTATCTCACACTTTACAAATCATTATCCTACTAATCAGTGGCATTTTCCTAATGTAGAAGCTGGTTATGCTCATGTATCAAAAATGAGCACAATGGGTGTAGGTAATCTATTTATGAATTTCTCTCTAATCAATGCTAACGCAGAGATTGGCAATTTTAATATGCTCTACTCCTATTCATCTATTCATCATGATACTATTCTTGGTGATAATAACGTATTCTCTCCTTATGCAGGTATTATGGGTTATTGTAGAGTGGGAAATGAAAACTTTTTAGGAACTGGTACTCACATAACCCCAAAATGCTCCATTGGAAATGAAAACACTCTTTCTGCGGGAGAAACGCTTTTTGAAGACATGGAAGACAGACAGTTTTTTCAACACGGACTTGTACTGGATAAAGACTCATGATCGTTTTATTTAGAAGCTGCGAAGCTAATTTATCGCCTGGATCTCTCGGAGACGGATTTGAAGATAAACCTCGTTGGGAAGGGCATGGGAAACTTGAAATACTTCGCAAGTGTTATATGTCCATACAAAAGGGTTTAGATGAAAAAGATATTATTTATGTAGTAAATGATAGAACTACACAAGATACTTTAGAATGGATGAAAAAGAATACAAAAGCTTGGTGGTATCAAAAAGATATTACCTCTCTTGATGAGCTAAGAAAGAATCACCCATACCCCGACTATCATCCAGTAACCGCAAATTCTTGTCCTGATTTAATGGAGTTTTTAGTTGAAACAGCAGAAAAATATCCTGATGAAGTAATATATGTCTGTGAAGATGATTATCTTCACGTAGATCATGCTATTACAGCTATGAAAGAAATATTCAAACAAGGATATCAAGGTTTTTATGCACCTTATGATTATCCTGATAGATACACTATTGATAGAAAAAAAGAATGTGACTTACATGCAGGTCCATATGGTCATTTAAGATCTATACCAAGTGCGACTCTTACAATCGCAGCATTAGGAAAAACTTGGCTACACTACAAGTATGAACTTCTACGATCTGGAGTTTTTGCTGACGATACCTGGACTTGGAAAGCTTTTGCACAAGTAGGTTCTTTATGTCCCGTTCCTGGACATGCAACACACTTACAAAATAATTGTATTACGCCATTCATAAACTGGAAAACTATTTATGACTCAATACATATTACGTAAAAAAATAGATTACAATAATCTACAGACATATTTAAAAACTGCGCAAGAAACTAATCAGTTCGCAAACGGTGGCTGGGCTGTAAAAGAGCTCGAAAATCGTGCTCGTGATATGCTACAAATAGTAGACTCTAAAGCTGTTATAGCAACTTCTTCTGGAACTTCTGCTCTTCATGCTATTTTGTATGCTATGATGAGAAGAAATAATGCAAATATGAGAATATGTACTCAAGACTTTACTTTTCCTTCAAATTCTCAAGGACCCGCCATAGGCCCAATAATTACGGATATTGATTCTGCTTGTAATATGAATATTTATGATGAATATGCACATAATTATGGTCAGATTTACATTATCACTAATTGTTTTGGTCATATCCAAGATTTAGACCAAATCTTAATGTATGCGCAAGAACATAAAAAAATTGTGATTTTTGATAATGCAGCTACTCCTTATACGTTTTTAAATGGTATAAACACTTGTAACTTAGGGCAAGCTTCTTATATCTCTCTTCATCATACAAAACACATCGGATTCGGAGAGGGAGGTTTAGCCATAGTTGATAAACATCTGGAAGAAGGAGTTAGAGTTGCTTGTAATTTTGGATTAGTTGACAAACAATTCAATGAACGAGGTAATAATTACAAAATGAGTGAAATAGCAGCTGCAGCAATTCTTCAATATTGGGACTCTTTTGACATCGATGATTTGCAGAAAAAATTGGTAGATAACTATTTTAATAAGTTAATTGATCTCAATACACAATATCAAGGAACTGCTCACCCAAATCATTCAGACGAAGATAAATTCTTACCATCTTGCTTACCTTATATCTTTGATAATCCTGTAACAGAGAATGACTTTCCTAACGAAGATTGCAAAAAGTATTACCATCCTTTAAGAGGATTACCAGTTTCTAAAGAACTATATAATAAAATTATGTGTTTTCCTATAACAGAGGGTTTAAATGAATAAAATAGCGGTAGTTACAGGATTTGCTGGGTTTATCGGTACTACTTTCACTCAGTTACTTTTGAGAAGTGGTTGGAGAGTGTATGGGATAGATAAATTTACACATGTAGCTAACCAGGCTCATTTAAATTACGATACTAATAAGTTTACTTGGATTAAAGAAGATATAAGAAAGGTTAAGTGGCTTCCAGAATGTGATGTTATTTTTAACTTTGCTGCTGAATCTGATGTAGATATCGGTAATCAAAATTGCTCTAACTTTATTCAGTCAAATATTGATGGAGTAAGGAATTTATTAGAACTGATTAATAATAGAATTGTGATCCGTAGCGATAAACCGCTCTTTTTTCAAATATCTACAGATGAAGTATATGGTGATATTGTTGAAGGAGAGTTTAATGAATGGGATGTTCTTAATCCATCTAATCCTTACTCTGCTTCTAAAGCTGCTGCTGATCTATTAATTCAAAGTTGGGCACGAACTCATGGTCTTGAGTATATTATAGCACGTCCTTCAAATAATTATGGATACTATCAATATCCTGAAAAACTTATTCCATTATCTGTAAAAAGACTTTCAAGAGGCAAAACAATAAAATTACACAATATGGGAAAACCATATAGAACATGGACGCATTCAGAAGATACAGCAGAGGCAATTTTACTGCTTTATAACAAAGCAGAAAGAAATAGTATTTATAATATTTCATCTCAATTTGAACAAATGAATAAAGATACAGTTGAAAAGATAATTAAAGCTTATTTTGTGGGTTATCTCAATAGATCTGTACCTAAAATTCATGAATATTATGATTTATCTTATGAAAGACCTGGGCAAGATGAAAGATATGCTATTGCATGTAGACCTTTAAGAGCATTAGGCTGGGCACCAAAGCATGATTTTAATAAAGATATAGTTGAACTTGTAAAACATTATAAAAGGGAGTTTGTTTGGTGAAAAAGAAAAAAGTTGTAATTACAGGCATTTCAGGATTGCTTGGAAGTACTTATGCGCGATATTTAATCAATAAAGGTGATTATGAAGTTGTAGGTATAGATAATATGATTGGCGGTGTTGAGGGTAATGTTCCTGAGCGAGCTGAGTATATTAGGGGAGATATCCAAGATACAGCTCTTTTAACTGAGATCTGCAAAGGAGCAGATTGTGTCTTTCATACAGCTGCACTGCCATATGAAGGTTTAAGCGTTTTTTCTCCCGCAATTACAGTAAACTCTATTGTGTCTGGAACCGTCTCTGTAGCCTCAGCTTGTATTGCCAATAATGTAAGGCTTTTAATTAATTGCTCTTCCATGGCTCGATATGGAGATCAACAACCACCTTTTACAGAAGATATGCTCCGTAAACCAGTAGATCCTTATGGATTAGCAAAGGCTCAAGCAGAAGAACATCTTGAGATGTTAAATGAAATTCATGGATTAAACTTTGTGACTGTTGTACCTCACAATGTAGTTGGAATTGGACAAAGATACTATGACCCTTTTCGAAACGTATTAGGAATCATGATTAATCGTTGTATCCAAGGCAAACCAATTGTTATCTATGGAGACGGTGAACAAACAAGATCGTTTTCTAATGTTTATGATTGTATAGAAGCTGTTTATAAAATGATGACAACTGATAGAGATATCACAAGACAAGTATTTAATATTGGTCCTGATGATAATGAAATATCAATTAAACAGTTAGCTTATAAAGTAGGACACTATTGTGAAATTTATCCGTCATTTAATCACTTTCCAGATAGACCAAGAGAAGTAAAAAATGCATTTTGCTCTTCTAATAAAATAAGAAGCGAGTTTAATTATAATGCTACTATTTCTGTAGATCAGACTATCAAAGACATGGTTGGGTGGATAAAAGGCCAAGAACCAAGAGAGTTTGAATATCACTTACCGTTAGAGTTTGTAACGGACGAAACCCCTAAAACATGGACGGATAAATTAATCTAATGCTTACCAGTATTGAGATGGCTCTTTTACACGCCCTTCAGTGGGAGTCTCACGATTTTGCTGTAGCAAATCACAAAGAACGCTGGAATCTTTCAAGGGAAGAATCTGAGGCAGTTAAAAAGTGGATTGATGCAAGGATCAAAGAAATTAAAGATAAACAATGATTTGTAATATAGTTGGAGGAGGAGAGTCAAAGGTTTTAGCAAAACCTGATTATTTTACTATAGGAACTAACTTTCACTGCTCTTGGTCTAATATAATAGTAGCTATAGACGAACCTATATTAGATAAGTTATTAAGAAAAAACACAGACGGTTTTACACATCAACTAATTTTTACAACTCCTAAAGTTTATCCTCGATATAAAGATTATCCGAGATGCTACGAGTTTGACTCAAAAAAATGGGTAAAATCTCATAGCTTAAGTTCAGGACTAAATGCAATTGTGTTAGCTCAAGTTTTAGGATTTAACACTATCACTTTATATGGATTTGATAAGATCTTAAATGATCATAGAGAAAACAAAATTAAATTTGAAACGATAAAAGATAAAAATAGAGAATATATATTTATATGACAGTTAAAATTATTACACCCTATGTATTTGAAGAAGAGATTATTCATCACAAAAATCAGTTTTGGGAATTAGATGTTCACTACGAGCGTGATGTTGCTGGAATTGGATCAGATTTGATGTTTCAAAAAATATGGAATCAATATCCAAAAGATGACATCTTTATTTTACATGCCGACATGACCTCACATCATGACGGCTGGTTTGAGGAGGTACTTTCATATGTCGAAAAGTATCCAGAAGCAGGAATGTTTGGTTGTCTGCTATTGTACCCCGCAAGAAACGAAAGTGGCAAATGTTACATACAATGTGCAGGGGGTAAATTCACTGATGAAAGACCAGATCACTTTGGAAGTGGGTTGGTTCTTGAAAACGGGGGAACGTTTAAGTCAGAACTGGAAGTTGATACAGGACAATACGATTCCACGCGGGAAGTGGCATGGACAACATTTGGAGGTTGTTACATTAGACGGAAATTTATTGATACCGTGGGCGACTTTGACCCCTCCTTTGAATGGACGTACAACAGAGACGTCGATTACTGCTTATCAGGACGACAAGCTGGTTTCAGCATCTATCAAATACCTGTACGACTCTATCACCACGAATCCAGAGATAACAAACGAATAAAAGATGAATCGAAGATAAAAATGGAAATGAGAAACCTCGCAAGACTACAGACGAAATGGGCAAACTCAAAATTTTACAAAACGCTGGACAAGGAGATAAAAAGTGGATAAGGTGTATATAACAAAAGATGAATTAACAAAATCTATATACAAACAACGCGAAAAAGCAGGTCCATTAATAACTTTTTTAATTATACTCGCATTGTGTGCAAGTGTGATATGGTTAATACCATTATTAGTGTTTTGGATTTTATTTTTTATATTTTGTATTCCGTTTTATTTGTTAGATAAATATTTATTTAAGAGGAGAAAATAATGGGTAAACTAAACCATGAGTGGGTTAAAGCCTCACTCGAAATGGCTGATAATGAAAAATCAAAAATTACAGAACGAGAACGAGAAATGCACGGACTTAGTTCTATTAGGTTAAGATGTTTAATTAACAATTTATGTGGAGCAGAGTCTGTAAATTATCTTGAAATTGGAGTATATAAAGGTTCAACTTTAATTGCTGCTATGCGTAGAAATGATATTAATGCTACTGGTATAGATAATTTTAAATATGATGATAGAGAAGCAAATAAGTGGGCTCCTGAAGGTTATATTTGGGATAATATGAAGTCCCAACTTGAAGCTAATCTTAATACGTATCGATTACAACCTGATGTTGTAAATGGAGATAAAATACAAATTATCGAGGGCGATTTTCAGAAAGCAGACTTACCTAATAATAAATTTAACTTATGTTTTTTTGATATAAGCCCGATAAATAGTGCTCTTTACGATGACTTTTTTAATCACATTTTACCATCGTTGTCTCAAAGCTCTGTTGTAATCTTTAGTCAGCAATCAAACCATGATCATGCAAATCAACTTAATGAAGCTATTAAACGTCATGAATCAAAAGTTAATTCTCAATTCGATGAAGTCAGAGTATCAGGAGGTAATGCTGATGCTTCTAAATACTACAGTGGAATTAGAATTTTTGGGTTTGTAAAAAAAGCTGTAGCTACTCCCAAAGTAGCCTCTAAACCCTCAGCTAATACGCAGGTTAAAAATGGCAAGTAAGAAAAGTGCAATAAGTTTAATATCTTATGATGCTAATAGATTTTTACCGAAATCAATTGAACGCTACTACAACTATGTAGATGAGATTATATTAGGAATTGATAAAGATCGTATTACCTGGAGTGGTAATCCTTTTTCCATTAATGAAGAAGCGTTATGGAAAGAACTTTCACAAATAGACGGTGACGGAAAAATATCAATTATTGAAGAAGATTTTCACCAGTCTCAAGTTGCAATTGAAAACGATAATTTTGAAAGAAACTTTTTAAAAGCTCAATGCTCAAATGATTGGATTTTTTCGTTTGATGCAGATGAAATACTAATTAATGCAAAAGAGTTTTTTTATGATTTTTGTCCTTTAGTAGAACTTTATAAAAATAAGATGGATATATGTATGACTTGGGCTACTCCATATAAGGTTGTTACAGATGAAGAAGGAAACTCACAAACTCTTGTAATCGCTAACACAGATGGCTCTCCCTTTTTTGGAGAAAATCAAGGTGTTGTAACTTCTAAAGATAGTACTTTTACCTATGCCAGATGGACAGATAAATCTGCTGCAGGAGACAAAAGACTGATGAGTCCTCTTGTTGCTTTGCACTGGAGTCTTTGCCGTCCAGATAAAGAGCTTCATGAGAAAATTAATAATATTGGGCACTCTGATTTAGTAGAACAAGATCCTTTTTATCAAATCTGGTCAAAAGTAACTTGGGATAATTACCATGAGCTTGAAAACTTTAAAACATCAGGTTTGGGTGGCGCACAATGGCCCCAAGTAATTCCAATCCCTTCAGAACAAGTTGAAGACTACATTAGACAAAATTTAGGAAAAGCATATCAATGAATATAGAACTTATTGGTAAATTTTATGATAACCATTCTTTAACACTAATTAATCGTAACTTAGCTTTAGAATTAAGTAAAACTCATAATGTATTTATAACTTCTCTTGATTCTTACGATCCCGTTCACGGTTTAAGCAAAGATACTGTAAAAGTATTAAAAGAACTACAACAAAAAGATCATTCAAAAGAAGAAATTAATATTCAAATTAGACACTCTTACCCCCCTATTTGGCAATGGCCTGCAAAAGAAAATACAAAAGTTATTTATATCCAACCTTGGGAATATCCAAAGATACCTTTTGAATGGCAATACAAATGGGAAACATTTGCTGATCACGTAATTGTGCCCTCTAACTACATTAGAGATGTAGCTATAAGAGGTGGTTTAAATCCAAATAAAATCACAACTATTCCTAATGGATACAATGAAAAGATTTTTAATCAATCTGCTAAACCTTTAACAAAATACGATATTGATCCTAATAAATTTAATTTTGTATATGTTGGCAACTCTCAGTGGAGAAAAGGTTTAGACTTACTAATTAATACTTGGCATAAATGTTTTAAATCATACGATAATGCAAGATTAATTATTAAAGATAATCCTCAAATTTACGGAAAAAATAATGTTTTGAATGAAATTATTAAAATGCAGTATAAAACAGGATGTGCTAAAGTTACTTATATTGATGATGCCTTATCTGATAAAGAAATGGCGGGGTTGTTTACTGCTTCTAAAGTCGTGGTTCATCCTTATAGGGCAGAAGGATTTGGTATGCATATTCAAGAAGCTGTTGCTTGTGGGTGTTTACCTATTATTCCTGATAAAGGCCCTCACCAAGATTTTATTCCTGAAGATATTGGACTACGTATACAAACTAAACCAACAGCTGTTGATATCACTTCTGGACAGATTTTTGCTCAAAAGCCAGGAGATGCTTTTACTATGATGAATTCTCATACAATTATGAATGAGCCAGATGGACATTCTTTACAAAAAATGTTACAATGGATTTATCATTCTCACGATAGAGAAAAGCTATTTAAAAAAGTCAAAGAAACATCTTTTCCAAACACTTGGGAATCAGTTACAAAATCTTACGTGAAAGTAATAGAGGATTTACATGCAGGAAAATCAACTCCCATCAGACTCCGATCTTGATAAGTGGTTTGCAGAACTTGAAGCAGAACTAGAAGAAAATAAAGATGAAAAGGAGCTTGCAAGGTTGGCTCAAAAGGTTTTAGATAATCATCAGCCCTCTCTTGCAGATAAAGTATTACAGGATTTTCATGGACATGCTCCAATTATTGATGAGTCTTATTCTGGTCAGCTGCCAAATATTACTCCTAAAGCTAGAATTTTTATTACACAAAATCTGGAAGAAGGACAATATTTTAAGTTTTCAGTCTACGGTGGGGGGTGCTCCGGTTTTAATTACGCTTTTGATGTGGCTTCAGAAATTACAGATGAAGATATTCAGTTTTCGGAATCGCCACCAGCTTTAGTTGATCGTGAATCTCTACAATTTTTATATGGAACTACTATCGATCTTGAAGATAAAGGAATGAATAAATTACTCAAAGTAGACAATCCAGGAGCACGCGCTTCTTGCGGATGTGGAACAAGTTTTGCATTTGATGAAGATCTACTGGATATATATTGATGAAAGACTTTAATTGGATAGTAAACGAAAGTGGGTTACCTTGGTTAAAGCTTGATATTCAATTCAACTATGAATCTATGCTTAAAGAGGCTATTGCACTAAAAGATCGTTTTGTAAAACATCGCGACCAAGACGGGGCTGGAGGTTATAGGCATCAGGGTTGGCGTAGCTTATCAATTCACGGTATTTCAGCAGAAAAAACTAATCACTATGAACAATATGGATATAAATCTAACAAAGAAACTCCTTATAGATGGACAGAAATTTCAGGTCTTTGTCCTAATACCGTTTCTTTTTTTAAGAATGTATTTCCTTTTTCTTCCTACTACAGAGTAAGATTCATGTTACTTGAACCAGGAGGTTTTATTACCCCACATAAAGATACGGATATTAATAAACTTTCTCCTATCAATATGGCTTTAAATCACCCTAATGGTTGTAAAATGAAAATGAAAGGTCATGAAGGATTTGTTCCTTTTAAGCCTGGAACTGCGATGATGTTAGATGTAGGTAATGAACATGCCTATATTAATGAGTCAAAAGAAGATAGATATCATATTATAGTTCACGGAGTAAAAACTAAAAAGTTGAAGATTTGGTTGTAAAAAGTTATGAAAAGAATCATGGGTAAAAATAAAAACTACGTTGTAGGCATCTATGATGATACACGTACATCTCATAACCTATCTCAAGCGCAAAAGAATAAAGAGATTACTGAGTTTTTTACCAGATTTAAATATTTTGGACCTATTATAGTAAAGCAAAATATTAATGATGTATTAGATGAAGCTTTAAAACATGATGTAGACTATTGTATAGTTCAATCTGTTGGTCATATTATCAAAGATGCTTCTTTTTTCACTTTTATAGAGAAATGGATTAGTAAACAAGATTTCTTTATTACTGGGCATATAATGGATAAAAACAAAAAGAATAAAAACAACCCAACAGGTGCACAAGGGTATTATGGATTACATAAACAATGCATGTTAGTTAACCTTAATTATTATAAAAAATTCGATAAACCTGTGTTTGGTAACAAAAACTCAGGAGAAGAGTTTGTAGTAAGAGCAGAAAGACATGTGAAAGACATACATGATGACTATACACCTTTATCTCTAAAACCAACTGAAGAACTTACAATCTGTACCCCCCTTGTTGATGGTTGGAATTTTATTAATGTCAGTCTACAAAATGATCTAACAGTATATAATTTTCATCCTAAAATAAGAGAATTTAAAGAATATATCTACCCTACAACAAGTGCGGCAGATCTTGAACATCAATTATCTTGGATTTCAAATATTGTTAACTATGCTCAACAATGTGTATTCTTTTGGAATACAGAAAACTACGCTGATTTAAAATATGTTAACATAGAAAAACCAATTAATAAACTCTATGCCGTAGCTGCTAGTTTTAAGCCTAATATGATTTTACATCATTATGCTTTTACTGATGATTGTGAAATAGTTTATTATGATTACAGTAAAGCTGCTTTAGCTTTTAAAAAGCTACTCTTAAAAGAATGGGATGGCGAAGATTATCCAGCTTTTTTAGACTACGCTCAAAGAAAATATCAAATTAATGAAACTGGTGGGAATGAGACACAAACTCTCTCAAGAAAAGAACTTTGGGAAAGAGAGATAAAATGGTGGGGAACAGAAAAAGATATTAAAAACCATTGGGATAGATATAAAACATTATCTCATTCTTATATTCACTGTGATATTTGTGAAAATCCTGAAAAAGTTACTAATATAGTAACTCAGGAAGAAAACTCACTCATTTGGTGGAGTAATGCTTTTCATACAGTAGGCGCACAATATACAAGAGGTCTGAGTGGTGTTAAAGATTGTTATGAAACATGGATTAACCAATTAGAAGAAAAAAATCCTAATCTTTGGATTCTTGGTAAAGACTATTTAGATCGTCCTGTTGAAGGAAATAGATTAAAGGATTATATTTATGCTTATGATTGCCAAGACGAAATTAGTCTTTGATAACTCTTGGTTATCTAAACTAAATTTTAAACCACATGATGATCAAGATCTTGCAGGTAATGTAGACGCAGTTTCTATAAAAAGCGTAGATGGAAATATACATAGTTTTTATAGAAATAAACCAGTTGAAAACCCAAAAGATTTTAAATATACAAAATACTATAGTTTATGTAAGTCCTTAATTGATTATTTCAAGTTTGAAACAACCCGTGTTAGAGTTCATAAACAAGAACCTGGACAAACAATTCCTTTACATACGGATGATAATAACGTTAATGCGGTTTCAAATGATGATTTTCGTTTAAGAGCTGTAACAGCACTTACTGGCAGTGATGATTTTATATACCAGTTTCAATTAAATGGTGAGATAGAGCAATTTAGTTTAAAGGTAGGAGAAACTGTTTTATTTGATCCAGACTTAGTAGCACACGGTATGATGAATAACTCAAAAACAGAAACCAGATATTCTTTGGTACAAGTATTTAAGGCATATCCAGTTACCCCTTGGTTAAAAAATTTTATAAACACAGATCAAATAGAGATAGTATGAATATTGATTTTGGAACAGCTTTTCATAAACCAAACGGAAACGCTGTAAAAGTAACAATTAATGAATTTAGAGAAATTCTTTATCTGCATATTAGAGAATATGCTATGGACGGAGATACAGGTCAATGGTATCCCACTAAATCTGGATTTTCTATCCCAGCCGATGAAGTAAGTTCTCTTATCCCTCTATTAGAAGACGCAAGTAAAGCTGTTGCTCAACGATATGTATGGAACAATCAGCTTGAATTAGAATTGGAGTAAAAATGAGCGTTAAAGCCTGGAATGATGAACAAGAAGCAGAACTAATTAGAATGTATACAGAAGATGAACAAAAAGACGTATATGAATTAGCTTCTCACTTCTCAAAAGGATATAGAAGTGTTATAAGTAAATTAGTTCAATTAAAAATTTATGAAAAACCCGTTGTGGAAGAAGAAGATCGTTCTCAAACGGTTAAAGTCATGCTTCGTGAACTCGAAGAAATCCTTGAAATTGAAGTTGATGGAGTAAATCTCAATAAAAAAGAAAATCTTCAAAAACTTCTTAAAGCTGTTAAAAATAAGGTAGAATAATGGCTGCTAAAAAGAATAGAAATAATAAAGTATGGATGATACCAGAAGGTGAGAAGAGAGATTCAGCTTCGTACCATTTTATTCATGCTAAAACCTTAACTCAACTACGTAATGCGCAAAAATTGCGTATGCGTAAGTACCACCCAAAACTTCGTCAACATGTTTGGTTCGTTGAATCAAAAATGCCACCTCATTCAAAGTAGGAGACTATATGGATAAGTATGAAACTTTTGAACAGTTTCTTTCAAGAAAAACAAAAGAAGAAGAAGCTGAACGAAAACATAAAATTGAAAACTCTCGATCTCATCATGATGTTGTAACTCCTAAAATATATGAATCTCCTGATGGGGGTAAAACAGTATATGAACGTAACTTTGGTGAAACTACTCGTAGACAGATTTCTTCTTCGCCTGAAGAGAAAAAGATACGTGATTACCTAAATCGTGATGTAGACATGGTAAATCACCCACCTCACTATAATAAGGGCATTGAAACTACAGCCTATATTGACTCTTGGGATATGGGTTTTTCACAAGGTAACGTTATAAAGTATGTTACTCGGTATAATCTTAAGCACGATACTAAAGAAAAACAGCTTGAAGATCTTAAAAAAGCTCGTTGGTATCTTGATGATTTAATTAAAATGGTTGAAAACTCGTAATCCTGCGAGTTTTCTATTGATTGTTCCTCTTTTTTTCTGATATATTCTTTATATGAATTACAAAGAACTCAAACAACTTATTCAAAAGCACAATCATGCTTACTATGACTTGTCAGCTCCGTCTATTTCGGATGGCGAGTATGATCAGTTGTATGATAAGCTTGAAGCAATGGAAAAAGCACAAGGTTGGCGTGATCACGATTCCCCAACACTTAGTGTAGGCGGTTCTGCTGGTAAAATCACACATCCATATAAACTTTACTCTCTTCGTAAAATCTATGAAGGAGAAGAAGAAGTTGAACCCTGGATGGATGTTATACTCCCAAAAATTGATGGTTCTAACTTAACTCTGGTTTATCGTAGAGGCAAGCTTAAGCTTGCAATTACTCGTGGTAACGGAGAACAAGGAGAAGATGTAACACATCTTGCAGAATGGATAAAAAATATTCCACACCGTATTGATACTCAGTTCGATGAAATTATTGTTAACGGTGAGTGTGTAACAGACAATGAAGTAGAAAACTTTAGAAATTATGTGTCAGGCGCATTAGGCTTAAAATCTGCGCACGATTTTAAAGACAGAAATATTAATTTTATCGCACACGATTGGCTTGGGGTCGATATGGATTACTTGCCTCGTATGAAAGTTTTAACAGGGATGGGATTCTTTACGGTGCTTGAAGATCGCGCTTGGGAATACCCACAAGACGGTGTAGTGTATCGTGCAAACTCATATGCTAAATCACAACATCTTGGATACACTTCAAAGTATCCAAGATTTGCTGTGGCTCTCAAAAAGCGTATGACTGAAATTGCAGTTACTACTTTACAAGATGTCTTATGGGTAGTCGGTCGTACTGGCACTGTGAATCCCACAGGCGTTGTCGAGCCAGTTGTGCTCGATGACGCCACCATTTCACGTGTAACTCTTCACAATATAGGTATTATAGAAGAGCACGATCTTGGGCTGGGTGATTTAATTCAAATTGAACGTGCTGGTGGTGTTATACCAAAATTTATAGGCGTTGTCCAACACTCTGAACATAGAATTAAGATTACCCAAAGTCACGCAGAACAGACAATCGGTCAGCAAACAAAGCGAGAGGGTCCTCGACTGTTAG